CGCAAGCCTTCGTAATGAATTCAGGTCCAATCATGCGCAGGCCTCCTCTTTGGGAATGGAATAGAAGCCGAGGCGTTTGCGGACATCGAGGCGCGCCTGGCGCACCTTGCGGATATCGGCGGCGTCGGCCAGGGCCACGGCGTGGGCCGCCAGCTCCAGCGCGGTTTCGAGCGATTCGACCACCTCCACGTCTCCGGCGGCCTTGATTTCCTCGTGGCACAACTCGCCGTAGTTGTGTAGCGCCTTGACCAGCGCTTCGATTTCGTTTTGGAACAATACGCACTCCAGTGCGTTTTCGGTATGGTTTACTGCCAGCATGAGTCTACTCCTTCGGTTCGACTCGGAGCCTCTTCGCCGGCTTGTCGGTCCAGCTACAAAAAGAGGCCCACACCCGTCTCCGACAAGAACATCAGCCGAGGCGATGCTGCCCCGAAGGGCAAACGGGCATGGACCAAAGGTCGATGCAGTGGATTTGGCTTTAGTTCTTGTCGGAGAACGGAGCGACAAAACGCTTTCCCTACGGGAAAGTCAAACCCCTTTTTTAGGGAAGATTCACCGCGACGTCTACATAGACAATCGGACCGCCGATGCCGAGGGATTCGCGCTGCTTCTTGAGCTGGTCGACGCCGCCAATCATGCGCACCATGTTGGGAATATCGATCCGATAGATTTCCACGCCGTTTATTTTCAGCGAGTAGAACTGGCAGGACAATTCGCCCTTGAGCTCGGCGTTGTCGCCCGCTTTCCACGAGCCGGGGTCCTGGGCTTCCAGCCGGCCGACCATCTGGGCCACGATGGTCTGGCTGTTGCCGCGCTCGTCCTCCGCGTGTCCGCGAATAGTCAATGACGTGCTGTTGCCATCCACCAGGCCGAAGCGGGTGAGCACACCGGCATTGTATTCCGCCAACGTGAACGAAGCCACCAAGGCCTCAAGGCCCATGTCGTACTTGACCGGGGCGTCCATGCCGCCTGCGCGGTGCTCCTCGGTCTTGGCGGCGATCTTCGGGAGCGAGACCTCGGTCACCTTGCCGGCCATGCCGTACCCGTCAACAAACAGGTTTAGATTTCGTAGTTTCTGTGCGAGCATTTCAATACCTCCTTAAACGGCGTTTAAGCCGGGGTTAAACCAGACCTTCGATGAAATCATTCACCAGGTGCGACCTAAACGTCACGCGATTCGCGGTGGCCACCGGGGTGAAGTCGAAATCGAAGTAGATGTTGCCTGCCGCGATCGATTCCACGGTATTCAGCTCCGGGTCGGCCCAGCAGCTTCCGCCATAGATCGCTCCCTGCGCGGTCAGGCGGCGCAGGTAGTCCTCGACGCCCGCGATGACCTCTTCGAGGTAGGTCGCCGAAATGTTGCGATCGACCGCCCAGAGATGGTTCGCCAGGATCGATTCGTTGATCATGTCGGCGATGCGCACGACCGGGAGGAAGAACCACTTGGAGTCCACCGTCTCGGTGGTGAAATTGCCCCAGAGGCGGTAGCCGCCTTCGCGGATGATCGTTCCACAATGGAAGCCGTTGAGGATGTCGGCCTCGCAGGCGGCGTCGCCGGCGGCGTAGTCGATCGGGCGGCTGGTGCCGGTGATTCCGGTGATGACCTGATTGGACGGCGAGCGCCAGAAGCCGATCTCGGCATCGGTCTTGGCAATGAGCCCGGCGACAAACGGCGAGGCCGGTTGCTGAACGCCCGCATACTCGACAGACGGATCGACGAGGTAGCAGCGCTTGGAGCCGATCACCTGGACGGCGAGGTTGGCATCGGCGGTGTCGGTGTCCGGGCCGTCGATGATGCAGACGGCCTTGAGGCGATCGGCCACGGCGGCGAGGGCCGCGGCGGCCGGCGCGCCATCGAGCTGCGCGCCGTAGGTGAAGCCGTCGACGCACGGGGCGATCAGGATGCGCGGCACGACGCCGGTCACGGATTTGGCGTTGAGCAGGGCATAGATGCCGGTGCGCGCCACGCTGTCGCCGACCAATGCGGCGGAAAGCGGGTTGCCTTCGCCGGGATCGGCAATGCGGACCACGACGATCACCGGGCTGGCGATCGAGTGGATCGCGGCCAGGGCCTCTCCGATCGTGCCCTTGTCGGGATCGACCACATCGGCATCCACCAGGGCGGCGGCGGCGCGCTGGCCGGCCACCAGGACCGGGGTGTTGAGCGGCAGCTTGGCTTCATCGGCGTCGGGCATGGTGCCCACGAGGCCGATCACGCTGCTGCGGACGGTCGTGATGGTGCGGATGCCGTCATCGACTTCGAGCACTTCGATTCCATGGACTAGATCGCTCATTGGTCACCGCCTTCGGGTTGGGCCTTCTTGGCCTTGGGTTTTGGTTGGTTGGCAAGGGCCACCTTGCCAGCGCGCACCAGGTTGTCGGCGGCGCGATCGGCCAGCTCGATTTCATCGCCAGCCTCGTAGCGGCGTCCGCCGAACCAGACCGTTTTCAGTACTGTGTATTTCTTCATTGTTTTTACCTCCAGGTTAGAACGAGTCGCCCGGCGAGACCAGCGGAACGCCGCCGACGGTGGCGGTGGCCAGCGTGGCCAGCCCGGCCACGTTGAGCGTGCCGGTGATGGTGACATTGCCAGTGAGATTGATGATGGGTGCCTGCACGGCCGCGGTCTGGGCGGTGGCCTCCAGCGCTCCGGTGGTGGAAACCTTGAGCTGCTTGGTGGCCTGGTCGTAGCCGATCTCGGTGCCGTCGGCAAAGCGCAGGAAAAAATCGGTGTTGTTGTTGAGCGAGCCGACGACAAACGCCTGGGCAAGGTCGCCATTGTGGGCGATCACCAGCACGGGATCGCCCTCGGAAAGCGCGCGGAAGGAGAGGACAGGGAGATCGGTAGTCAACAGCTCGCCGATCGCGACGCGCGCGGTGGATCCGGACACGGAGTCGACCTTGCCCACCAGCACGGTGTTGGCCGCGCGGCGTTCGAGTTCTGCTAGTCTGTATTTATCCATTCCCATGTTCAAAAGCGGCGACACCGTCGCCGCACTCCAGATTGTTTACGTTTCCTGCAGCTCTTCGTTGATGTAGAGGTTTTCCGGCATGACGCCATCCACGAAATCCGACGTGCCGGCCTTGACCACCTGCTCCCAGGCGACAGCCCAGAGGGATACGGCGTGGCCGCGGGCCTTGCCGTCGTAGAGGTTTGCCCCGGTGATGGCCAGCGGCGCGCCGATGCCAGTCAGGCCGAAGCGGTTGTTCGGCAGCCAGGCACAGGCGGCCTCGACCAGGTTGCGGCCGGCGGTGGAGCGGTCGAGCCCCTTCTTGTCGGTCGTAACAAAATAGACCGAGAAGAGGCAGTTGAGCGCAACGGTGCCGTCGCCGTTCTCGCTCGTGCTCTTGACATTGAGGAACGCGATGAACGCCGCCGGGGTCTGGGCCGACACGGCTTCCAGCTCGGCGAGGTCGAAACGCCCGCCATGTGTGTCGCAGGTGCGCAATGCAGGCAGCAGCTCCTTGAGCTTCGGCGCGATCGCGGTTAGGAGTCCATCAACGTTCATGCGGCGCACTATTACCGAAATAGAGCGCCGGTGGCAGAGTGAGGCGGTTCAGATACTGGGAGCTAGGCACTAGGCATTAGGGGTCAGCGGCCCATCAGGCCGGAGAGCCAGTCGGCAATCACCAGCTCGAGCTCGTCGCGGTTGGCGTCGGAGATACCGAGGTATGGGCGGGCGGGGATTCCGGATCCGCGTCCGGAAGATTTTTCGGAGCCGAATTGGTGGTGCGCGGCATAAAGCGTGTTGGTTCCAACTTCCACAGATTTACCCTGAACAAGATAACCAAGGCCATCTACGAGCGCGCCGGAATCCTGCAGGAGATCCTGTCCGCCTTCTCTACTTTCTGCATAACGAGCTGACCACTCAGGCCAAGGCGTTCCGTCCGGTGATGAGCGCTCTTTTGTAATGCGCACCCGTACTTGCCGCTCAACCCGCGCACCAACGCGCGTCATCAATTTTTCCCAGTCCGGCTGCTGCATGGAGGCGAGGCGGCGCTCGACCTCGGCGTCGCCCTGGATGGTCAACTGGAGGGCGATGCTCATGCGGCCGCCTTCCGCTCCTGGTCAGAAACCGGGATGCCGTTTTTGTCGCAATACTCAACCATCAGCCCGATCTGCTCCGCGTTCGTTTTTCGACGCCAGATCCAGATATCCATTTCAGAGATCTCCTCGATGGGCACCCGGATGATCAGCACGAAGTTCCTGCAGTATGGGCAGAGATCAAAGTTGTGGTTGAGGACATCGATGATCATTTGCGCCTCCGGATCTTCCCAATCCGGTCGAAACCGAAGCGGTTGCGCGCCTGGTTGATGTCGTGCAGATCGAAAACCAGTTCGTCCCGATCCAGGATGGTTCCGCAGCGGATGCAGCGCTTTTTCAGTTCGCGCTTGCCGACGGCAATGCCGCAGCCTGGGCAGTGGCCAACAAAGCGGCCGGCGTTCCTGGTGCGCTCCTCATTCACCGGTGGCCTCGTTGGTCGGGGTGTGGATCTTGAAGAACTTCCGGTCCCGGTCGGCCGTGATGTAGATCCGCACGGTCTCGTTGGTCCAGTCGACCAGGTTTGTACTCGTCTGCAGCGGGAGATCAAAGCGCGCCAGCTGCGGCGGAACGGTGTTGGTAATGAAAACGACATTGGTGGAGGATGGTGGATGGATTTCAAGCAGCGGTGGAGGGATCGGCGCATTGGTAACAACGGCTGTTCCGCCCCGGAATCCCGAGTCGGCGGCGAGGCACCGCGAGGGAGGAGAAAGAAACCCCGCGATGCCTGCCGCCAGCAGGGGAAGATAGAAGCGCCGCATCATGCTTACTGGTTTGGTATCGCGTTTCCGCTTTCGTCGGTGCAATTCACGAGCGTGGCGAGCGTGTTTGTCATGCCGGACCATACGCCGATGCAGTCGTACATCTTGACCGCCCCTGCCGTGAGCGTCGTATCGGAAAACCACCCGTCCGGTGCCAGATTTTCGAAGATGCAGTTTTTTAGCGTTACAGAAACGGTATCGATGGATGTTCCGGCAAGCGTTGTGGTGTCAAAAGGATTTTCCTGGGCAAAACGGCAGTTGACCAGTTTCGCGTCCATCTTGCCCATTATCGGATTGTTGTAAATGTAGGCCGATAAACCACCATTGATGAACGCGCAGTCGCGGAAATAGGCTGCTGCTGAATCGATGTAGCCATCAATCACGCAGCTCTGAAACAAGCAACCCTGAACAAATCCTCTGTTTTCCGTTCCGTTCATGGATACCGTTCCGAACCCGCTTCCGAACGAGCAGTTGTTGAATATGCAGCCATAGGCAACCCTTGATCCAGTGCTGGGTTCATCCGCTCCATACCACTTGCCCTTGAACACGCACCCATTGAAGGTATAGGAGATGGCGTTGACTGCATTGGAGATGTCGCCAAGGAAGGCGATTCCCTGCAGGATGGGAAATTTCGACGACGCGCTCAGGGTAGCCACGGTATTCGTGTAGCCGGTATTCCGCATCAGGAATGCATAATGGACGCTCGATGCATTGTAGGCTCCCCATGCCGCAAAATAATAGCTCCCCGGCCCCTCCAGCGTGCTGGCGGAATATTCCCTGCAAATGAGGTCGTAATTCCCATCGATGTTGATGGGTGAAGCTATTGTGTATCCGCTTTTATTGAAGCCGCTGTTCGCTTTAACAAATACCGATGCGGGCACTCCGGCCGCCTGGCCGTAGCCGGACATGCTGGCCGCGGCCACGAGCAGCGCCGTGCCGCTCGCCGAGTAGTTGGTGGTGTACGGCACATAAATCTCGCCATCGGGATCGGCATTCAGCGAAATTCCGCCTGGCGTTACGCCATCGTAGAATTGGAACTCCTTGTCATCAGTGTCGAAAATAATATCACCAGGCTGGGCGGTGATCGTGTCCGCAATGGATGATGGCGTATTAGGGGCGCGAACGTTCACCACTTCCACCAGTATCTGGCCATGGCCGATGCCGGCGACGAGGGTTGCGAGTGCGATGAGGCTTAGTTTATTCATGGGTTATTCCTTTCCGATGGTTGAGTATTCAAAGTATCCGAGCCCTTCGAGGTCTACCGGATCGAGTTGGTATCCCCCGCCAAGGGTCGTCATGGCGTCGTTCAGGGCATCATAGAAGCGCGGGTATCCATCGTAGGATCCGTTGCTGGACATAAAGGTGGCCAACAACACAGGAGTCGTCCCTATGAAGGTGATTATGGGATTTCCCGAATCCTGGTCCACGGCCATGTAATATGGATACTGGATGGCAGCGTTGCCCTCTATCGAGATCATGCTGGTGGACCACTCAAGGCCGTTCTCATAGTCGTCAACCCGCGCATTCCAGGCCACATCCATTCTATCGAGCCAGACCACGGGAATCCCTCCAAGGGATGGCAGCCATCGGTAAAAGTCCTTGGGCAAAACCTTGCAGTGCCCGATTGTGGATGGAACGTCCGAATCCAGCACGGCCACCTTGATGTCGCACGTTTCAGTCCACCCCCCTCCGTAAATCCCCTGGGGATGGAATATGTCCGGAACCTTTGCCTGGCTCACAACCGTTCGAGTGACGACCTGGTTGTCCATTGCCACGAAGCGGATGGTAGAGCCGTTGTTCAAGGGGAAGTGGTTGGCAAATACAATGTGCCGCGGACTGACCAGAACGCCAGCCCGCTTCCCGCCATATACGCTGTTCCAAGGGCTGCACGAAGTAAGGTCCAGCCCGTAAACCCAGCAGTTCGTGTTGCGCTCGTAGGTTGCCGTTGCGTGGTCCTGGACTGAATAGATCGGCCGCTTCGGATCTATCTTTCGAATGGAGACGTCCGCGGGTATGACCGGCCACTTCACATAGTTCGATCCGCTATAAACCGCCCTGAACTTCGTATTGGTTGGATAGGAAACGCCGTAGAAGTAGTCGATTGGCGACTTGGACCCGTCTTCCGCCTGCCCTCCATAGGAGTGTTGAACGGCCGTTACAACATTCATCCAAACCTGGTTTACAGCTTCGGTCCAATACCCTCCCAGTTGGTGGGTCAGATCCCAGCACTGATACAGGACGCCATCCTCCAGCGCCGGTGTATCCAGATAGACGTAGGAATTAACAGACCCCTGGGAGTTCAGAACCACCGCCGTTTCCATGTTGGTTGTGTGCGTATACGGATTGTAGAATGGAAGATTGGATTGAACGCTCGCATTGTTGAGCGTGGACACATCATCCCAGGTAAAAGTGTACACGGTATTCGTATCATTGAAGTCCGTCTGAACTATCCGGTAAAATAGTGGATTCAATGTGCTTGAACTTACAAAGTTCGTATCCGGAGCCGAGCTGTCGAGGTTCGCGTATAGATTTCCTCCCAACGCAAACCGAAGCGAGTTGCTTGCAATTCCAACCATTTGCTTTTCGTAGCTGGAGGAGGCCGACACGGAAGCGACGGCTTTTGGATCTCCGCTTTTGAAAGATATCGAGTTGGTCACCCGCATCGTTTCTCCAAGACCATTCGGCTCCGCGCTGAATTGGCTTTCGGCAACGTCTGCAGCGTACGAGGCTCCTATGATGCTTTCCTCTACAGCGCGGTTGTATGAAACCGGAGGCCACCAGGTGTTGATGACATAGCCTACCCGGTTGGACGTGAGTGTTGCCTTGGAGCCATCGTAAAAAATGCTGTTGGTATAGGTCTCGGGCACCCGCTTCACAATCACCCGCGAATCAAAGAGTTGGTCCGTTAAATCCTGCACCACGGTCCAGCTAACGATCTGATCGAGTATATTGGTGGTCGTATAGACATTCGTGACAGCGTAGGAATCCGACTCCACCAATGGCTCCACCCAGAATGGAACCGGCTGCATCAGTTGCAGCGAAACGTTCGTTCCATACGAAGCCGGAGCAACAACGGTTTTCACTCCGTATACATCAAGATAGGCGAAGGCCGCCTGGCTACTGCTGGTACTCGCCGCCAGTAAAAATAACAATGATATAAGGAATCGCATTGGTTCCAATCTTTCCGTTTTCATCTAGCTTGAGGACCTGGTTCGGCCCGTTGGTCGAGGTGACCACGTCTTTGACTTCCACCACCGAAACGGTTGAATCCTCGATCGTGGTGCCGTTTTTCCAGACGGGCAGGTTGCCGTCCTTGACGCTTCCGGAGGGGACGACCGCGCCGACGGTCTGGCCGACGCCCTGGGAGATGCCGGCCAGCGCCGGGATCAGGGCAGCCATGACCAGGACGGCCACGAGGGCGAGCAGCTTGAAGTCGAATGCCTTTTTCATATTACCACTCCGCCGAGGTTACCGTGTTGGTGCCGCTTTCGGACTGGACCCAGATCGCGCCCTGGGGGCAGCCGTCGCCGGCTTCGTTCCAGGCGGCCAGGTTTCCAGACAGCATGAAGCCGTCGTTCGCGGTCGGCGCGGCGTAGGCGCGGGCCCAAACCTGGCCGGCATCATGCAGCTGGACCACGAAGCCGCGGCGGGGTCCGGGCGTGATGTAGGCCAGGACGACGGTGCCGTTGGTTTCGGTGCCGAGCGTGAAGGTGGGCGGCGTGTTGGTGGTGGTTCCGGCCGTGACCGCCCAGTAGGCGTTGTTGCCCCAGCGCATCAGCTGGCCCTGCTCGACGGCGGTGTCGGCCTCCCAGTAGGAAAGCTGCCGAACGTTTACATTGCGTTCAGGCAGGATCTTGATCGCCGTGGTGGTCACCTCCGTGCCCAGGGCGGTGCCGGCGGCGTAGCCGACCAGCATGGCCGCGGCGGCAGCAATGGTGATTCGAATCATTTTTTCAGCTCTGTTCATGGTCCCCTCCGGGTTGTTTTAAGATTTAGGTTTTAAGTGTTAATTCCTTATGCCTGGTGCCTCATGCCTGGACTACGGCGACCAGCTGCCGAAGTCGGAGCGGCCTTCCTGGACAATGCCGGCCCCGCCGCTGGGTTGGGGTTTCTGGGCCTTGGGCAGGCCGAGGTCCGCGTCGCCTTTCGAGATCCGGGCCAGCATCGCGATGCGGTTTTTATATCGCTCCTTGATGTCGTCGGAGCACTTGGTGCCGGTGGCCAGGTGGTAGATGGCGATGTCGACGCAGCAGTCGACCAGGATCGGGGGGACGGTGGCCAGCGGCATTTCGTAACGGGCGTTGATGTAGGTATCGATCTCATTGGAGGCCCCGTTGAGCGCGCGGTCGACCGCCGTGTCGTCGATCGCGTCCTCGGACTCCGGCACCTCCGGATCGGCGGGCAGCAGGGCGATGACCCAAAGGAGGTCTTCGCCGTGGCGATCTACAATGTCTTGCTGGGTGGCGTACATGGGGGGCCGTTGAAGTCGTTGACGTTGAAAATCAGGAAGTCGGGCGCGGCGGGTGGCAGAGGGGGAGGAGACCGCCCGCCGCGCCCTGTCGGGAGAGGAACGCTATTCCTCGGAATCGGCCGGCAGGTCGACGTGCTCTACCGTCAGCTTCGGTTCCTTAGTGATCAAGGCCAGCTGCTTGTTGTCCAGGTCGGCAAGCGGCACGATGACCGGCTCGCGGAACCATTGGCGTCCGGCGCGCCAGAAGCCGTCCTTGCTGCAGGCGATCTTGAGCGCCTTCGCAGCCGACGGTGTTGCGGATGTTTTTTTCGCTGCCATGGGGATTTCTCCTGTTGAGATTCGTAATGCGTAATGCGAGTTGAAGCTAGGCCGGGCACCGGCTCCTCATGCCTAGTGCCCATTGCCTAGTGCCTCTGCCTAACCTGCGCCGGTCGAACCCCAGATCAGCTGCCAGAAGGCGTAGCCGGCCGCGCCGCGCGCTTCCACGCCGAACTTGTAGACGGCAAGGTTGAACACGTCGTCGGAGTCCGGGTTGGTCTGCTCGACGGGCTTGGGGGCCTTGCGCTCCTGATAGATGAAGGGCTTGAGCGGCTTGGTGTCGTCGATCAGGAACCAGTTGGTGGCGGTGGTGAGGCCCTTCCAGACAACGACTTCGAACATGCCCTTGTAGGGGTTGGGCTTGCCGTCTTCGAGGCGGTCGTTGGTCATCAATACATTGGCGGTCTCGCGCAGCGCCGGGGGGACCACCAGCATGGTGGGTTCGACGTTGAGCGACCGGCCCATGTCGTTCTGCAGGCTGGTCATGGCCGTGATGGCCGCGCCGAGCGATGCCTGGGCAGCCGCCAGCGTTGCGCAGCTGAGCGCCGCCGTGCCCTTGTTTGAGGCGGTTCCGTCGCCGACCGGGTGGTCGGTGTCGACCATGTACTGGCCGTCGAAGCACTCCGTGTTGAAGACGCCGTTGAAAAGATCGGTGATCATTTCGTCGGGCCACATGGCTGCCGCCTGGGCCTCGCCACGCACAATGGCGCTGTAGATGCCGGTGTTGTCATCCTCCAGGTCGTTGCGCTTGACGCCGATGGTCGACTCGTAGTCCTGGTTGGCGATGGTGTACTTTGCCGCTTCGAGGTACTTGACGACCTTGTCGCCAATCCACTTGCGCAGGCTCGGCCAGCCATCCTTGATCCAGGTATAGTCGTTCTGCGACCCGGTGGAAGGCACCCGCGTGGCGACCTTGGGCCACATCGGCTTGGATTCGCCCAGGACCTTGTTGAAGGTCGTCTTGATGTTCGCGAACACGGCCGCGATGTTGGTTTTATTGATCAGCATGGTGATTGCTCCTTGGTTAAATGCTGCGGGGTTAGCCTACCTGGACCCAGACGCCGTCGTCGTCGAGTTCCTTCATGGTCCCGGCGGCCGACTTGGTTCCGCCGGCATCCTTGGCGACGGTTTCGTCGTCCTCGATGTAGACGGTCTTGCCCAGGCTCGCCTGGGTCACGGCGTTGGTGGCCGAGTTCTTGAACTTGAAGCAGCCCTTGCGGACCTGGACCTTCAGGTCGCCGTCCGCGCCGGCGGAATTGTCGACCGTTTCCTCGGACCGGCCAAGGGCGGTCAGGGTGGTGGCCGTGGAGCCCTCGACGGCATAGCCGGTGGCGTTGGCGCAGACGAGCTTGCCCATTTCGATCTTCGTGGCCGCAGCCACGGGCGGATTGATCACATCGCCCGAACGCATGTTGGTTTTTCTTTCTGCCATGGTAGTTTCCTCCAGGAATGGTTTAAGTGGGGGTTAAGGGTCGTTTATTTGCCGTACTTCTTGAGGTCCTCGGCGGTATTGCCGAACACCGCGGCAATCTCCAGCTCGGCGGCGTTGAGGGCGGTCTGCTCGTCGGGCGATCCATCGGGGGCCGCGGCGGCTTCCGGCATCAAGGCCGGGGCCTTGCCGTAGGTGGCCTCGAAGCTGTTGAGCGCCTCGGGCGTCTTGATGGTGTCGAGGTGGTACTGCTTCGTGCCGGGCGTGACCTTGCCCGCCACCACGGCGGCGTTGACGGCCGTCTCGACCTTGGCCTTGAAGGTATCGGCGTTGATTTGGTCGATCTTCGCCTGCAGCGCGTCCTTCGCGTTGAGGGCGGTCTGCAGGTCCGCGCGCGGCACCAGGTCCTTCTGGGCGTTGAGCGCGGTCGCGTGGGCACTCTGCAGCTGCTGGATTGCGTTCAGCGCTGCGGCCGTGTCCTTGGCCTGGTCGCCGGTGGGAACGAGTCCCAGGGCTGCCATCAATTTCGGATCCATGTTTTCCTCCGTGTTCGGTTGTGTGTTGTTCAGCGCGGCTACGCGCAGATTCTTGCGGTTCGTGAGCCCGCCGCCCTTGACCACCATGACCTCCATGGTGTTGTAGTCGAAATCGAAGGCCACCGAGACAAAGCGGTAGTGCTTCCGGGAAACGGCCTCGATGCCGAGGTCGGTCCACTCGACGCGGCCCTCGATGGACCCGTTCGCGGCCAGGCGGTATTCCTTGACCCAGCCGTAGGCCTCGCCATCCCCGTCGCGCAGGAACATCAGGTGCTCCTTGTCGATCGGGGAGTCGCCGTCGGTCCGGATCAGCGCGTTCGAGGCATCGACCACCTTCTGGGCGTCGGTCATGATCCACTTGCGGCCATCGAGGCCGATCACCAACTCCCCGGCGGGGATCAGCTCCACCCATTCCGGGGCGGCACCATCCTGGGCGGCGTTCAGGGCCACGCAGAAGTGGCCGAAGGTTTCGGGGTCGGCGGAGGCGGAATTGAGCGCCAATCTGGAAAGGGGGTGTGGTTTGTTCATGCGGCGCACTATCCATTAAAAAACGAACCGCGTGCAGAGTGAGGCGCTTCACTGCCGCAGAGGCCCGTGGAGCGTTCGGCGGGCGAAAACGACCCGTAACCCGCCTGACACCCCGAAATGCTATCCGGCGCGTTGTTAAACGGCATTAAAACACATATGCGGCCTGCTTGCTTGACAACCAGGCCTACAATAGTAGGTTTCGAGGTAGCTGAGGCGGGTGACACGGTGCTATTCCGTCTGCCGTAGGACGCCCGCAAGGGTGGATCGCATTGTGGGGTTTAGTTGACGGGCCCCACCTCGCCTCAGTCCATTTCCTCCCTTAGCTGCTCGTAGGCCTTGATCTGGTTCCGGTAGTTTCGTTTTGGCAGACGCTGGAAATGCACGAGATAGTTTTCCCGCCGATCGAGCGTTGCCTTGACGGCTGCGCGGTAGATGTATTCCCCGTGCCGGAAATAGACCAAGCGCTCTTCATCCTGCCGATAGATCGCGCCTTTCGCCAGGATCTCCGGCAGCAGGCAGTACTCCCAGTCCTCGAGATCGGAGTGCTGCGCCAGCTGCTTGCCCATGCTTTCGGCGGAAAGCAGCACGGTGCGCGTGTCCGATCCGAGCAGCACCTGTGTTTCCTTGTCGAGCGCGGCCACGGGAATATTCCCCTGCGGCTTTGCGCGCCACTGGCCAAAGATCTGCGGCTGCATCCAGGCGCGCTGGACGGCATCGGCCGCCGTGGGGGAAGTCGAGTCCAGCCGCTCGGCAAACCGCTTGAGCTGCTCGCCGGTGCGGGCCTTGCCGGGGTTGAAGTCGAAGCCCGGCGTGATTCCCTCCGGAACCTCCTCGATCTCGCCCGTGCGCGGGTTCTGCCATTTCTTGTAGCGGATCGGCGGAGATTTGCTTATGCCTCCCTCGTTTTCCGCGTCATCTTCCGACATGGGGAGCACACGGCATTTGCAGCCCCATCCATTGGGAGGGAAGTGGGTTTCCCAGAACGAATCATCCACCGGCAGGATTAGTCCGCTCCACTGGACATGCTGGTCACGATGCTTGCGGCTCGGACCAAGCTCGTATTTCAAGTAGGGCATGAAATCCTTTGTGCGCTCGATGCGCTCCCACTGGCCCGCCGCCTGGGCGCTGCGCAAGTTCTGACGGAAAATGATTTGCAGGCGGCGCGGGCTCCCCAGCTGCACCAGCTTCGTTTCGCCGGTCTTGGGATCGACCATTTCCTTCTTGCCCCACCAGCCCAGCTTTTCGAGTTCCGGCTGCAGGGTCTTCTGGAAATCGCGGAAGGTGCGCCCCTCGGCAATCGCCTGGTCGACCGCGCCGCGGATCGATTCCAGGACATCGACCTCCATGGCCTTGGCGACGGTAAAGGCGTGGGCGTGTTCTTCCTTCCAGACATCGAGGTGGGAAAAGCCGACCTTCCAGCCCTTTTGCTGGAAATAATCGACAGCCTCTTTCGGCACCGGCCCGGCGGTGTATGATTTGTTCAGCTTAGCGGGCATAATAACTCACACGAAGGCACGAAGATCACGAAGCGAAATAGGCGGCGTAGACAAAGATCAGTCCAACAATCCCCCAGACCACGCACCAACCAATAACAAAGATCTGAAGCAGGAAGCAGGCTAGCTCCCAAAGAAATCTGGCTAATCGAATCATGATGCCACCTCTCCGGATGCACGGGATTTGAACATGGCGGTGGCCAGCGTCTGGACCAGGGTGTCGGCATCGATGCGGTATTCATCGAGCACGGCCTTCATCTCCTCGTAGGAATTGCAGGCGGTGATTGCATCGCGCAGCGGCGTGAACGATTCATCCTCGATCACCTGCCAGCCCTCCAGCGCGCCGGCCAGGATCTCCTCGAGATCATCCGACTCCGCACTGTTCAGCGCAGTGGCCTTCTTCAATCGGCAATCCCCAATCCTCAATCTGCTATTCAGGGCTCCCGCCGGATCCGGGGCGGTGGAAGCAGGAGGCATCAACAACTCTTCGTCGGCCTCCGGATCCGGCAGGTTCAATTTTTCGCGGACATGCTTCTGCGTAACCTTCAGGCCCTTGTCGACCATGGCGGCCACGTTGGCGGTCCATGCGGTCAGATCGTCCGGCTCTTCGACCGGAATTACAATGCGCGGGTAGGCCTCCTGGACGCCGAAGTTAAGGTCGATGAACGGCTTGACCAGCTGATTGTTGAGGGTGGCCGCAAGCCGGCGGGCATCGGCCCGGAGGATATCGCCGCGCACGTCGTTGTGGACATTGGCCTGCGCCTGGCTCGATCCGTCGTCCGCCGTCATGGTCTGTCCAAGCACTGCCTTCGACATCTGACGGTCCAGCCAGCTGGCCAGCTTCTCGTAGACGGTCGCCCCGGCGGAGACGTTGCCGATCTCCTGGAACTCGATCTCCATGCCCTTGGGCAGGATGGCCGCGGCATCGACGCCGAGCATGGTCACGGCGCGCTTGAGGATCTCCCGGTCCTTGTCGGAGGCGGTGGCATCGTAGCGGCCCATGCGCAAGGGCTGGGCAAAGAGCTCGACGAAGCGCATCCAGTCCTTGATGTCGTAGTTCTTGCACATGTAGGAGACGCAGGCCAACCGCGCCAGGCCGCCCCGGATCTTCAGGCCGGTGCGCAGCTGCGGGTAATGGCAGATGAATTTGTAGGGGGCGAGGGGTACGCCCTCCTGGATCTCCTGGTCGCGCAGGCGCAGTTGCTCGCCCTCCTTGTAGTCGAACTTGAACCAGCGCGGATCCCGCCAGCGGTATTCCTCCGGCGTCCAGCGGCTGTCGCCCCGCTGCCACATGATCTCGCAGACCGAGAACCCCTTGCCCAGGGCATCGAGCAGATCCTCCACCAGGTCGGTGAAGTTCGGGCGGTCGACCAGCGCCCACACCGCGTCGGCCAGATCCTGGGCCGCCTTGTCGTCGCCCGCGGCCTCCACCACCGGCGCAATGCCGGAGACGGCCAGCTTGCGGGTGGAGAGCACGGAGGCATAGTGCGGTTCGCGCTCCTCCATCTCCATCGCCAGCGTCAGGTAGTTGGTCGGATCCTCCTGGATCTCGTTGAGGATGCCCGCCAGCTTCGACGGCGTCAGCCGGTTGGCCATGCTGTCGAATTCGTTGCCACGCACGGATGCGGTCGAGCCGGCCAGCTCCCGTTCAAGCTGCTTGAGCTGGATCGGGTTGCCCCGGTGGTCGTAAAGTGTCGTTGCCATTGATGCCTCCAAGCCCCGCCATGCGGGGCGATTCAAGTTTCAGGTTTCAAGTTTCAAGTTTCACAACCCGAAGCTCTCCGCCTTGCCCACGCTCTCGTAGCCGTATTCGATCGGCGGCTGCTTGCCGGCCAGCAGTGCCAGCGCCAGACTCCAATACCTATCCGAATTCCCGGACCAGCAACCAACGCCGTTTCGGCGCACATAGACCAGTCCCGTGCGTACGGTGCAGCAGAAGATTTCACCCCGGTACTGCTCGATGGAAACCGACTTTCGCCGCTTGTTGATCTGCGGGGTCAGCCGGGTCTGGTTGATGTTCACCCGAAAGAGCGTCCGCTTATTCTTACCTTTTAGCGAGGGTTGCGCCACCGCAACGCCTCCGGCCATTCCGGTTTTCAGCAACGCCTCCTGTAGGTCGTCCGCCAGTCGGCGACTAGTGGTCAGCAAGCTGCCAGAATAGCCAGTCTTGCCATTGGCATGGATCAAAGCATCAAGCAGGATGCGAAGCTGATCCGGAGGAAGCTCAAGCAGTTCGCGCGGAATATGCCGCTCCCAACTACGTCCTTCCGAGGCCAGCAGGGCATGCAGACGCTTGTTCTTGGTCCGCAAACTGTCGGTTCCGTTGCTGCCGCGCTCGATCCAGAACAGGAACGGCAACCGAGCCAGGCATTTCCCTATACGATCGCCATCGAGTCCTTTACCGTAAATTCCGACCCTGTTGTGCGAAGAGACAAAGCCCTGAGCAATGAAATACCCCATGAAATCAAGCCAGTCCGCCGCAGGAACCGTTTCCCCGGCAATCACGAAGTTATCCATCCGGGTTCCCGCCCAGACCGCATCCTTCTTAAAGCACGGGCGTCCGTGGGCGGCGTCCGTGGCGGGTTCAAAGCCCCACTTTTCCGCGCGCTGGAGGTAAAGCTTGTGGTTCGGCGTAACCAGCAGGTCGACCTGCTTGTTCTTTATCCGCACCATATCACCCTCGTAATGTTCCCTTAAAATGTCCGTCGGATGCTCGAAAACAAGGGTGTCGCCGTCCAAGGCCG